TTTTGAGTTCCTTGAATGTATCGACGTTGATACTAAAGTATTCAGTACCCAAACAGAAATGACAGATTTCTGGAATGAGTACTACACAACGTTAAAAGATTCAATTATAAACTTTGACGATAAATTTGTAGTGTATCAAACAAAGTCAGGAGGTTATCACATTATTTACAAATCTAAAAGAGTTGTGGGTAACACTAAGATAGCAAGTCTTAAAGGTCACAAAGAAGCCATTATAGAAACAAGAGGTACTGGAGGTTATATTTTCATATATCCTGATAAAAAAGTTGGTGCAAGGTCTTATTTTGATGTTGACTTTATTGCTGATGAGGATAGAGAAACTCTATGGAGAATTTCAAAATCTTATAATCACATTGATAAACTACCAAAAGAGCCAAAGAAAGAGCCAAAGCAATATACTGATAGCGATATAACGCCTTGGCATGATTTCAATGATAAGGTAGACATTTGGAGCGTTATTCAAGATGAATTTTCAATACCTAGGAATGGAAACAAAAAGAATCACTATTTAGTTAAAAGGCATGGAGCTACTTCTGCTCATTCAGGATATGTATTTAAAGATAGTGGTTGTTTGTTCTTGTTTACAACGGGTACAATATACCCAAACGAACAATTAATAAGTCCTTTTATAGCTTACACGTTTAAGAATCACAACGGAAATTTTAAGGAATCAACAAAAGATTTATACGAGCAAGGATTCGGAAGTAGACTATCAAAAAAGATTGAAGAACTAAAGCCTATTATACCTGAAAAAATAGACGTTCAAACTCCAGACTTTCCTATTGATATTTTTCCTAAAGAGATTCAATATTACATTAGTGAGTGCGCAAGTAAATTGGACAGTAATATTGACTACATGGGAGTTTCTTTGATGTGGCTAATTAGCGTTTGTGTTGGTAATTCTTTTGAGGTTGAAGTTAAAAGGGGTTGGAATGAGAACGGGGTTATTTGGGTTGCGGTAGTGGGTAAAGCTGGAATAGGTAAGACACCATCTATAAATAATATTATCCACCCGTTAATGAAAGTTAACTCTAAAGAGATTAAAAACTACATTAAACAAAGCGATGAGTTTAATTTTTACAGCGCACTATCTAAGAAAGAGAAAGAAGATTACCCTGAAGTTTTAGAACCAAAGAAAACACAATTTATTGCAAACGATATTACACTTGAAGCACTTGTTGAACTTCACCAAGAGAGTGATAATGCAGTGGGTGTATTTAAAGATGAACTTGCTGGGTGGTTTAAAGACATGAATAAATATAGAGCGGGTTCTGATTTGGAATTTTGGTTATCGTGTTGGAGCGGTAAAAGCGTTTCTATGAACAGAAAAACGGCTAAATCTTCATTCGTTGAAAAGCCTTTTATACCTGTTCTTGGAGGTATTCAACCAGCTATTTTTAACTCAATGTCAACTGAAGAAAACAAAGACAATGGTTTTATGGATAGGATGCTACTTTCATTTCCTGAAGCTAGAGTTGAACATTATAACGATTCAGAACTTGACTACACAACGATTAAATGGTACGGCGAACAGATAAAAAAGTTCTATGAAACTATGCTAGGACTTGTTAATCGTAACGACCAAAGAGAAATTGAGCCTTCACTTTGTAAATTCACACCTGAAGCAAAAATAGAATGGATTAGAATATTTAACAGTATTACAAATTCACAAAATAACGACGACGAAAACGAGTATTTAAAATCTATGTTTCCAAAACAGAAATCATACATCCCTAGGTTCGCTTTATTGATACATTTATTTGATAATGCCTTTATAAATAATATTTCACCTTATGAGATTTCAAAGGAATCAATGTTAAAAGCTGAAAGGTTAAGCGAGTACTTCGTATTAAACGCAAAGAAAATTAAGATTGAATCGAAAGAAGTTGAAGATTTAAAGACAACGGCAAAAGGATTAAACGACACGCACGATAAAATTAAAGCGATGTACAAAGCTGACCCTGAATTTAACCGTTCAAAAGTAGCTGAATTATTAGGAGTATCAAGAAAAACAGTACAACAACACATTAAAAAAATACAAGACAATGAATAAGGAAATTAAAGAGTTAAGAGATGCTGGATATTCTCATGCAGGTATAATATCAAGGAAAACATCACTACAATATCTAAATGAAATTAGATTTGAATTAGGAGAAAAGTTTGATTTTGCATTAGAGTTTGAAGTACAGAAAGACATCATACCATTAAGTAAAAGAATAGACGAAATAGATTACATCATTAAACACATTGAAGATTATGAACCGAAAAAATAGCACTAGACTTAGGGAGATTTTAATTAATCACATGAGAGAAACGCATCCAAGTTTCTCAGAACGCCAATTATTTGCAGAAGTATTTCCTGACACTAACGAGAAAGGAATAAAAAAGAATATTAAACAATGGTGTAATGCTATGGGGTTTAAATATACAAATACGGATTCAAGCGCAAAAGCATCTGTTAAATTTGAAACACTTAAACACGCATCAGGAATTGATAGGCAACATATGAGCGTTCACTATCGAAGGTCAGAGCTAGAGAAAGGGCATGCAGATATTGAGATAAGCAAAAATAACAGGCTGTTCTCAATTGAGATAAAAGCACAAAACAAACGTACAAAATACAAGGACAAACAGTCAGAAGTACAGAAGAAATGGCAGGAAAAATCTGAGAATGTTTATGGTAATAGCTACTACATAATAACTGGCATGGATGATTTTTTTGATTTATATGATGATTTAATTTGTAAATCAATTTAAAAAAACAGTAGTATATTAAAATAATAGTTATATTTGTTGAACTAAAAAAATGATATGAAAAAGTACAAGATTTTAAATTTATACGCTTGCTTGGGTGGCAATCGTTACAGATGGGACGAAGTAGCAGATAACTTAGAGATTACAGCGGTTGAGTTAGACACCGAACTTGCAAGATTATACCAAGAGCGTTTCCCAAATGACATTGTAATAGTTGCAGATGCTCATCAATATCTTTTAGATAATTACCAGGACTTTGATTTTATTTGGACTTCTCCGCCTTGCCCAACTCATAGTCGAGCGAGATATTGGGGTTTTGGTGCAAATGGTAAAAACCCTGTTTATCCGGATATGAAACTGTACCAAGAAATAATATTACTTCAACACCATTTTAAAGGTAAATATGTTGTCGAAAATGTGAAACCATATTACGAGCCAATGTTTAACCCAATAGAGCGAGATAGACATTTGTATTGGACTAACTTTAGATTGCCCAATAATGTAAACGCAAGGCATTTTGATGGGCTTTGTCAGACTAAAAACGAGGTTCAAAAATTATCAAAGTTTCACGATTACGACTTTAAGAAGTACAAAGGGAATCAATTATTAAATAAAATCGCTCGAAACCTGGTAGATTACGAAGTTGGAAAAACAATACTTGAAACCGTATTGGGAATAGAGAGAAAACAAAACGAAAAGCAAACATCTATATTTGACGAATTATGAAAAACAAAACACTAAAAATTTGGCTTAGAAAGAACGGATTACTTTGCAGACGTTATGAGTATAAAGCACCGACGAAACTAAGAATTTCGCACACCGTTTACCCTAACGGAAAGCCACAGAAAAGCGAACACGGCGAACATGAATGGTACGGTATTAAGGGATAACGCTGTACGGATTAATTAAAAATGGATTTTTAACGAATAAATTATAAGAAATGGAAGGTATTAGAAATAAAGAACTTATAGATTACATTGAACAAAATAAAGTTTCGTGTGCGAGAATTGACGGTGTATTTTTAATCGGAATTAAGGATGTTGACATTATTATTGACCGAGTTAAAAACTCTGTTGTTTTAGCTGATGTTAGCAACCGAAGGGAACTGTTAATTGCGTTTTTGGACGATATTAATGCAAGAAGCTATGAACATATTAAGACCGATGAAGGTAAGGTTGACGCATTTATAAGCAATTTATAGTCGCTAACGCCCGACTAAAAAATCGTTTTATTTAACGTTATCGAAAATAAAATAAAATAAATATTAGGTTATTAAAATAATATAGTTAACTTAGTAAAAAAAAACAATATGACAGTAGCAGAAAAAATAGTTTACCAGCAACAATTACAAACAGCTTTTTATCTTGACTTAATAACTTTTAAAGAGTTCTTAGATAGAAGCGTTAACCTTAAATAAAAACAATATGAAAGAACACGGAATAGACAGCATGAAGTATAGAAAATCAACTCACATCGCAGGTGTTGACGTTGAAGCAATAGTTGACGATAAAGGTCAATGTATCCTAACAATTAAAGATGCGTTTTATCAAAAAAATGTTGACGTATCAGGTAATAAAACAGACGGCTACTTCCTAGAGTTTGAAGAAGATATCAAACCAATGGTCGTTAATTCAACAAATAGAAAGGCTATCGCTAATCTAGTGCAGAAACAAACTAACTGCACACCGTCTGAAAGTAGAAAAATTAATAGATGGGTAGGTATTCAAATTGAATTGTATTTTGACCCAACCGTTAAAATGATGGGACAAGTTACTGGAGGGATTAAAGTAAAGCCAATGCCCGTAGTAAAAGAATTAAAGCCAATGCCATCAGATAAATTAAAAGATGCAATTACTGCGGTGAAAGATGGTAAGTACACAATAGAGCAAATTAAAAAAACTTACGCCTTGACTGTTGAACAAGAAAAACAATTTAAGTTATGAAAGCATATTACGATATTATTCAAAAATCAGATGAATGGTTTGAAATTAAACATTCAAGAATCGGCGGTACACGTTCGGGAACAGCAGATAAAACTTTACTGCCTGAGATAGTTGGCGAACTTACAGAACCATTCTACGGAGGTGAAGAAGGATTCACAAG